TGCATTTGATGATAAAAGGTTTGTTACTACGTTTGTTGAACCATCAAATCTAATGAATCCAACTTTACCAGTTGTTAGTTCTACACGATAAAAAAATATACGACCTGCACCCGACACGTTATCTCTAGCTACAATCATCTGGTCTGCTGACGATGATGTCTTAATTAAAGCACTAGATGAGTATGCTGTTGTAGCAGACCAATCATTGTTTGCTAACAAAATACCTGAACTAGAACCATTAAATCTAGCACATCTTTCAAAAACACCCTCGATATAATCAATGGCTGTATCTGTACCGTGACTTGCATTACCAGAAAGGTCAATACTTCTACCATTCATAGGCATGTACACTTTTGTATTTGCGTTTACCTTATATCCTGAGTATGCTTTTCTCATGTTATTTTTATGCTACTGTAAAGTATTTTCTTGTCACTTTTGCTTCATGGTTTCCAGCTGTTGAGTCTAGTGCAGCACCACTACTATTATAAATAGCAATTGCATATTTCTTTGGTAATGTAAGTCCTAATTCTGCAAGGTCGAATGTTTTTGTATATGTAGTTGCGTTTGCTGTTGCGAAAATAGTACCAATAAATGTTGAGTTTAATGGTGTAAGTGCAGCATCAGTTCCTCCAAATGAGTCGTCGTAAGTTGTACCATCTGTTGAACGTACTAAATATACACTTACATATCCTGTAGCCGATGTTCCAGCAGCATTTGTCTTCAGCTTAATATACACATCAGCTGTAATGTCTAAGTTTGTTGTGTTGTCTAGTGCTGTAGACCCACGACCCGCAGCGTTTGCAAGTGAAGCAATAGTCAATGTCAGTGTATCTGTAGTTTCGTATACTTGTTTTATGCTTGCCATGATTTTGTTTTATTATGCGATTGTTAATATACCTGTACTTGCATCAAAGTTAAGCAGGAATGTATCTCCGTTTGCTAGGTTGATTGATGATGCATAGTCAAAGTATCCAATAAGTTCATCGTTTGTTGCTGTATCATTGTAGAGTACAACGTATCTAAATGGTCCAACTGCTCCTGTAGCTGTCAACGTAAGGTCATCAATCACAAGTTTATATGTCCCTGATGTTTGTGATGATGTTGCTGTTGTTAAGTTGAAAGGCGTTGCTCCTGATAGGTTCGTTGTAGCTAATGGGGAAGTAAGGTCTGCATACACGTTTAATGATGCTGTAGGAGCAGTGTTTGTAAGTGCAACCTTGAGTTGGTCAGAACCTAAGTTGTGGACTTTTTCTGCTACCTTTTCTACGAAACTGTTGATTTTTGTAAATGTTGCCATGTGTTTTTATATTATATAAAGTTAATTGGTTTTTTTTGTAATATGTTTCTGTTCCCTCTACTTTTTTTGGAGTAGACTTCAGATATTTTCTTTTCTAACAAGATTTTTCTGTTATAGAGTTCATCTTTGTTATCTAGTCTATTCCGTTGTGCATATTTGCACGCAGGGGATACAACTAGATATTCATGCAACCGACCATCTATTCCAGGCTTTTTTGTTGTATCTGATACAGTGAAGTATGAACCTTCACGATTGATAAACATTTTAATACCATTTACTTGTGTGTAATTTGGTATTATGTCAAATATAATTCCGTTTCCAGTGATATCATATTGTGTAGGTTGCCCTGTAATATTTTGTCCATCATAGAAACTCTCCATATTTCTATCCAACTGCATGTCCACTTGTGGTATCTCTTGATACACACCTGTTGTATTCATGACCATTACTTTATATACATCTAATACCAAGTTACTATCTTCGTCTGTTGTATATGAATAATCTCTTTGTCCTGATGTTAAGTCAGTAGTAATGATAGGGTAGTCTGTAAAGTTCGTATCGTCATATTGTCCTATTCCACAACTTCGTATAGCAATATCTATTGCGTCATCAAGTGCCACGTTGATATCAAGTACCTTTGTTGCCAAAGGATAACTTGTTGAGTTTGTTTTTACTTCTGCATCTATAAGAGAGAAGATTTTTGTTGCTGTTAATGACATTTTTTATAGGGTTATTATGGAAGGCGTTGCGACACACCTACCATAATAGCCCCACAAAGTGGAGCTATTTGAACTATGCAACGAGTACGTCGAATAGGACAGGTTTTGTTTTCGCCCAAGCTTTAATACCGATGTCAATTCGTGAAGTAACAGAGATTCCTGATACAAGTCCAGGGTCTTTCTCGTTTACTACGATTGCTCCGTAAGTATCCCGTAGGATTCCTAGGTGGTAAACTTTTTTTACTCCAGCAAGCAAGTGCCCTGATGTAAGTAGGTTTGAACGATAGTGAGTCATTCCCATGTAGTCGATTCCTCCTTTAACTCCGCCTTTTAGGGCATTGTCAGCTGTTGAGAATCCGTTAGCCATCATAAATGACTGTAGTTTCTCAAAGTCAGCAGGTCGCCATACGATGAATCCTCCGTTTCGCTCGAACAATGTATCACCTTTAGCTTCAGAGATTTCTCTTTGAATACCTGTGATGATGTCGTCAATGTTAGATGTTGAAACAGTAATGTTTCCAGCAGCTCCTCCGATTGATGCGTTATCAAAATCAGTTACTTGTGCATGTTGTGCATAAATAAGTGATTCAATAGTTTCATTCAACATTACACCTTGGTGGTCAGCAAGCTCCATTTGTTTTGTATAATCTGACTGTGCAAGGTCTGCTCGGTCGATTACTTCTGAAATGATTCTTGATGTGTTGATTGTAACTGTTTCATCTGTAAGTGCTACAGCTGCTTGTGTATAAGCTGTGTAACGTGTTAGAGATTGAACTGTTGCATCTGTTCGGTAAGGATTGTGCATTAGGTATGTGTTAGACACATCTACCTTCATGAAATCTTTCCATTTTGTTTCCTCTGATAATCTTTCTTGTAGTTTTACTACCCAATCTTCTTGATATACAATTGCCATATGTTTAATTTATTAAATAGTTTATATTGTCGCAACTATTTAAGAAATTAGATGACATTATGCGATAGGATTGTCAGAGAACATATTTGAAGTTTTTGATTTTGATATCTTAGCATTAACATAAGCTTGTCGAAGTTTTGTTTCAGATGCTGGAGGCATTTCACCTTTAGCAATCCAATACTCAACTGAATCTCTGTTAGAGTTCATTGAACGCTTTGAGTTTGAGGGGATGGCATCTTGTGCGTTTTTCTCCTCTCTCATAGCTTTCAATTCTGCTTTGAAATATCTACTTTCAAGAACATCTTCTATGTCTTTTCCAGTTTCTCGTTTAATATCTTGAGCAAGAGCAATTTCGTCTGAGTCTGTTATTTTTTCAGCTCGTAGGATTGCCTTGTCAATTCTATCTAATCCCTCTTTTTTTTCTGATGGTTCAACTGCCTTCTCTTTAGGACTGTTACCAAGTTTTTTATTTATCTGTGATAACTGTCTTTCAAGTCTAGCCTTTCGAGCTTCAATTGTTTCAGGTTGTTTTTTTTCTTGAGTTTCCTCTTGATGTTCTTCACCCTCATCAATATCTAATTCTAAGTTTATTTCTTCGTTTTCCATATATTTATATTCAATGTTGTTGGTTTGAGAACCATTATTTTATAATCAATTTATCTAATTGAGAACTCTTTTTTTGTTTCACTTTTTTGTTAGGATAAGCGATAACCAAATTAACTAACTTACTAGTCGGTAAGTAACAATAACATCCATTGTTCCTGTTCCTGCAGCGAATACTCCTGTAGCATTTGAAACATATAGTCCAATACCTAGGATAGATGCTGTTGCGACTGCTGATAGAGATGCTGGACCTCTTTTTGAGAACACTACTGCTGTGGCATCGTTTACCACACTTGCTGCAAGAGTTGTAGTTTGTACTGATGTACCTGCTCCATTTGCTGTATCAGCATATTGTACTGATACTACTCCTCCTCCTGTAAATTGTGTTGCTGTACCTCTCATAATAAACTCTACTGAATCTACAAAAATTGCTTTGTTAGACTCTGCTGGTACTACTAGTACTGGCGTTGTATACATTGCAATGATTTGTGCAGCTGTAAGAGTTATTTTTTTTCTTAAAGGATAACCTTGTTGTTCTTCTTGTAATGATGGATTCATATTTTTATTTTTTTATTTATATTTTTTATAATTACTCGTAATGTAGTGTTACATCAAGAGTGTTTGCTATAGTCGCATACAGCCCGTTATTGAAAGCCACAGACCCGAGGTTATGGTATCCAATAGCAGGAGTTATAGTGTTGTCAATCAAAGGTGCTGGTTCTGTACCTCCTGTAAGTGTTACAGCCCCCCACACTGTGTTAGCTAATGTTTCTGTTGTCGCAAGTAAGTTATATGCTGTTCCAACTGCTACTGCCTCAACTGTTTGTGCTGTGTCTGTGTTTGTTGTTGCAGCAACGTCTGCATTTACAACTGTACCTGTTGAGTAGTTTGTACCCTCTGTAGCTCCTGCGTTGATAGCCACTTTCATGTTATCTAGTGCAGTTGCATTGTTTGTAACCCATAGTATTTGGTCTACTACCGCAGCTGCTCCTGATGTTTCAGATAGTGCTGTTACGAAAGTATATGTTCTGGCATTGATTGTAAATGTTGCAGCTGTTGTTGCTACCCCTGCTGTACTTCCTCCTGTACCTGCACCAAGTGTTGCTGCACTCCAAGCCAAGTGTGTTGATGCTTCTGTTGTTGGGTATGTGTTTGCTGTT